TATAAAAAAAATTTTAGTGTAATATATAATAAGTTCCAAGCAATGCGTAATGATGTATGTGACGATGTTAAAAATCAGGACGCGTTTACTATCCCTCTTACGAGAGAAAGTATTATGAAAATGCTTGAGAAGTATATGGAAAAAGAATTAGCCGCTGGATATAAAAAAGCAATCAGAGATTGTGGAAATAAAAGTCCAGACTTTACTTTTGATATACAGACTGTTAATATCGTAAAAGAGACTAAAAATACAATAGATGAAATTTTCAAAGAAATTAGTAAACGCATTAAAAAATGCGAAACTAGAGAAGAAAAAGAATCTGTATTTAATTCTCTTGAATATCGTTTGCGTTTCTTAACTGAATACACTGTATCCAAAGCTTACTGGTATGCTTATGTAAAAACCTGTAATGCCCTTGGAAAAGAAAAAGTATATGTAGACTTTGGTAACAGCGAAGATAAGAAATCGCATAAAAATGTTATCGATACTAAGCATTTTAGTTTAGATGACATTCCACCATTTCACGCTTATTGCTCTTGCAAAATTAAAACAGAGAAAGGCGGTGAATAAAGATGGCGATGATGATTAAGGAACAAATCGATAATAATTTTCTATCGATTGTAGATGGATACAATCAAAAACTTGATATAACAGAAGGCATTAATGATTCTACGATTGACCCTAATTCTATTATGGTTGATATTGAAGGTATTCATGCCGCTCCATTTGCAACACGAAACTATACTCGTTATACTCCCAATTGTTTAAAAAAATCTGTACCGTCATGGACAAGTCCATATCGCAGACCTTTAATTAAACATCATAATGAAGAAGATGGAGAAATTATCGGGCGTATTTGTGAAGCTAAATATGTAACAAAAAATACACGTTCAGAAACCCCTGCTTTATTATTCACTGTTAATATCCCTGGTGAACAAGCAAAAGCTGATGTGAAATCTGGATTGTTAGAAACTACATCAATTGGTGTTATTGCACATTCTGTTAAATGTTCTATCTGTGGTCAAGAATTGGCTAATGGTGAAACATGTGAACATGAACGTGGTGCTATATATAATGGAGAAACCTGTTATTGGGATATCCACGAAATGGAAGCGAAAGAGCTAAGTTATGTTATTGTGCCTAGTGATATGTATGCGAAAAATATAGATATTTATCCTGCTACTGCTAGTAATAATAAAACAAAAGCATTTGCTGAAAGTCTTAATCAAGATTTAAACTTACCTAAAGGAGACACTGAAGACATGTCTGAAGAATTAAAAGTTAAGTTGCAAGAATCTGAAGCCAAAGTTACTGAACTCACTAATACAGTAACTGAACTTCAAGAAGCAGCAACAAAAACTTCTGAGCAAATCGCAGAATTAGAAAAAACTAATTCCGATTTGACTGAGCTTAAAGAATCTCTCGAAAAAGAAATCGAAGGTCTTAAAGCTGAAAAAGATACTTTGACTCAACAAATGACAGAAGCATCTCAAATGCAAGAAGGTTTAGAAGCTCAAGTAGCTGAAACAAAAGCTGAATTAAAAGAAGCTCTTGTACAAAACTTTGTAACAATGCGTGAAGCTATGGGTCATGAAGATGTTGATAAAGAAGCTATTGCTAATCGCTCCGAAGAATCTATTAAAGATTCTATTGCAGATTTGCAAAAAGACTTTAAAGAATCTTTGGATAAAAAGAAAGATAGTATTGATAATTTGAAGGGACTCCTTCAAAATCCTTCTTTAGCTGAATCCAAAACTCATAAAAAAGAAGAAGTTAATACTGTTGACCTTAAAGAACAATTACACGGTATCTTTAACGATATTTTAAATACTCATAAATAGGAGGCTTTTTTAAATGGCACTTTACCCTAGAAATTTCACTAATAAAGAAATCATGAGCCCAGGTTATGATGGTTCTCGCTTCCAAGCAAACCTCCCTGGCTTCCGTGACCACTCTGATGACCGCATTAATCGTACAAATACGCAAATTAACGTATCTGAACATGATGTTCCAAATATTAAATATGCATTCGATTTCCGTTTGCCAGTATTGTTCCGTTATGGTTTCGGTGTTGGTTATAATCAAATCGTTATTCCTAAAGGTCGTGTAGTAGCAGTTGACCCTCGTATGGATTTGGTAGATACTGAATCTGAAAAGAAATTCTCTACATTGACTCTTGCAAATGGCGGTGCATCTGTTCGTTTGCGTAAAGCTGGCGATAAATTTAAAGCAGCAGCTAATGCTAAATCCTTGGTATCTCCAGTAGCATCTGGTAAAGATGTTCCTGAAGTATCTATCGGTCGTGATTGGACTCCACTTAAAGGTTTGGCAGATACTTATGAAGAAACTTGCTTCCGTCCTACTAAAGAAAAGAAAGACGCTATCGGCCAATTAGCAGATTACACTGATGAAACAGTTGAAATGCAAGAAGGCACTGGTCTTGTTCGTGTAAAAACTACTGGCGTTGTTCCTAAAGTTGGCGAAATTCGTCTTGGCAATGTACCTATCGGTATTATTGAACGTAACGAATATACTCGTGATGACGATGCATTCAATGGTATTATGCCTGGCCCAATTCGTACTGATGCTTTGGTTGAATTACCTTGGTTCGCTTATAAAGATAAAGCAGAACAAAACCCTTGGGGTTCCGCTTACGGTCAATTGTTCCCAGGTTGCTTAGTTCGTTCTGATGAAAATGGTCGTATCGTTCCTTCCATCTTGAACTTTAATGATTTGATGACTGGTATGGATATTCAAGAATATGAAATGGAACGTCAACAAGTATTGGGTACTGTATATGCAGTAAATACTGATTTAGTTCCAGAAGGTGCAGCTAAATGGGCTACTTGGGCTCTTGAAGACCGCATGAATTCTGAATATTTCAACCCATCTGTTTATAAGAAAACTAATCGTCGTGGCGAAGACGCTGTAGAAAATTCTCCATATGCATCTACTAATGCGTACCCTGGTCACCCATACGATAAAAACTATCTAAATCATGACCTTCATATGCTTGCATCTGACCGTATTGATTTGTATGACCCTCGTATGAATCCAGAATTCCGCTATAATGACCTTGGTATCCCTGGTTTGACTGATGGTGCTAATGTATTCACTAAAGTTGTAGCTGACCAAGTAGTAGGTCATCTTGGTGCTTCTGCTGACTTATCTCAAGCACAAGACGGTTCTGCAATGCAAGAATACAATGACGTAATTATTCGTCTTCCTGATGTAAATATTAAAGAAGGTACAATTCTTCTTGAAGTTGGTGAAACTCCAATTGCTATTCCTGCTGATGATACAGCATGGGCAGCTGATGCTAAATTGTGCAAAGTTGGTCAAGTAGTTGGTACTAACTTCGTAGTTAAATATGTAAATGCAGCACAAGGTATCATTACTATTGGTGCTAAAGACCAAGAAAATGCTACATTGAAAGCTATTGCAGATGCAGTAAAAACTAATAAGAAACCTTTGTCTGTACGCGTAGTTTACCAAGTAAAAGGTAAATCTGGTGTTCCAACATTTATGGATTGGGACGGCGTAGTTGGCTCCGTAAAAATCTTATTGCAAAAATAATTATAATTACCTCCCCTTAATTGGGGAGGAACTATAACTCTTAATTTAACTCGACAAGGAGAATTAAATACATGTCTATGAGACTTACAGAAACTTTGAACAAAATTGCAGAAGGTCGCAAATTGTCCGAAGCTCAATTGAAAAAATTTGAAGCTGGTGAAATTAAAACAAAACCAGCTGTTATGCCTAAAACTTATGACTTGATGGAAAAAATGGTATTGAACATCAATGGTAATTATGAAAAAGGTCGTGTATCCGTACAAGAATCTTTGATGACTACTGACGTTGTTCAATTGATTCCTAAAGTAATCGAAGGTCAACTTCGTGAAGCAGCTGAACCTGAATACTTGGCTACTAAATTCATGAACGTAGTTCACGTTGAAGGTGGTTCTTCCGTAACATATGTAATTCCTGTAGTTGGCGAATTACGTGCAAGCGAAGTTTCCGAAGGCGGACGTTACAATGAAGATTCCGTAGATTTCAATACTGTAGAAAACAGCCAATTGGAAATCCGCGTGAAGAAAATTGGTTTAAAAGTAACTATCACAGAAGAAGCTGTTCAAGATTCTTCTTGGGATATCTACGGTATTAACATTCGTAAAATGGGTCAAGCAATGGCTCGTTATAAAGAAGAATGGTGCTTCAATGCATTCTCCACTCACGGTACTCCAGTATTTGATAACGACTTGCGTACACAAATGCCAGAAGCTGGTACTCACGGTTTGAATAAAGATGGTTCCTATAACAATACTTTGACTACTGAAGACTTCTTGGATTTGGTATTAGCTTTGATGGCAAATGATAAGACACCAACAGATGTTATTATGCATCCATTGACTTGGGTTGTATTTGCTCGTAACTCCATGATTGGTAACGGGTTGACTTATGGTGCATTGGGTGGTTCTCAAGTTCATCCTTGGGGTGCTACACAAGGTACTCCTGGTTTTGCAGGTTTGTCTGCTGACCAAGGTCCTCAAAAATTCATTATGAATCCTGGCCAAGTACAAGGTCGTCTTCCAATGCCTATTTCTGTATCTTTCTCCCCATTTGTACGTTTCGATAAAGTTAATAAAAAATTCGATATGTACTGCATCGACCGTAGCTCCGTTGGTGTTATTGCAGAAAAAGAAGCATTGTCTACAGATAACTGGACTGACCCAGAACGCGACATTCGTTTGTTGAAATGTAAAGAACGTTATGGTGTTGGTATCCTCGACAATGGTCGTGGTATTACAGTAGCTCGTAACATCGCAGTTGCACCTACTTATCCAGAACCTCCAACAGTTACATTGACAAATACATTGTCCGCAGCAACTGTAAATTCTTTAAATAATAAGAATTAATTCATAGTTAAAA